TGGCAGCACGTCATCATGATTGGCAACGAGGTCATTCACGACGCCAAATGTGTCGGCGAGGGCTCGTGCCCGTTGCTGGTCATGCGATTTGGCGCGACGGCAGACTGGCCGCACGGCGTCGGTCCGCTGATCAAGGGCCTGCCGAGTTTCCGCCAGATCGACGAACTCGAATATATGCGGACGGTTCACGCCGCGCGCTCGATCATGCCGCCGATCACGTACCCCGACGATTCCTTCGCCGCCGTCGAACAGGGCGTCGAGGAAGACATGGCCTATCCGATTCGGCCGGGCTCCGAGGGCGCCGTCAAACCGATCTTCACGGTGCCACCGCCCGAGGTCGCAAACTACGCCTATCAGGAGAAGATCAAGAAGCTGCGCAAGCTGTTCTTCGTCGACTACCCCGAGCAGACCGGCGACACGCCGCCAACGCTCGGCCAGTGGCTCGACGAGATGGCGCGCGCGCAGCGCCGCCTTGGGACGCCCGGTCTGCCGTTCTGGCGCGAGGGGCCGGCGCAGATTTTCCTCCGCTTCAAGTGGCTGCTTGAGAAGGCCGGCGCGATTCAGCCGATCCGCGTTGACGGCCGCGCCGTCGCGACCATGCCGCGCAATCCGGCGCAGGCCGCCGCCGAACAGCAGGAAGTCGGGATGGCGATCAAGGCGCTGCAAATCATCGCGCCAACCTTCCCCGAGGAATTCAAGATGTACTGTGACGGCGCCGGAACGATGAAGGCGATCGTCGACAAGATGCGCGTCGGCCTGATCAAGTGGCGCAATCCCGACCAGGTCAAACAGGCAACCGCGGCGATCGCCCAACTGGCCGGCGCGCGCCATGCTGGAGCGCCGCCCAACGAGACCCCAGGGCCTGTCTCATGAACGAAGTTTCCGACGACGATCTAAAACTGGCGATCGACCGCATTGCGCGCACGCCCGACGGCGTGACGCTCTACCTCTATTTGCAGAAGGCGCTCTGCGGCGTCATCAGCGATGGGTCAGAGAGATCATTGCAAGCCGACCACGGTCGCCGCAGTTTTGCGCGTGATCTAATGGCCCTGATGGCCGAGGGAATTGCTCTAAGTGACCGAAGCCGCCCCGTCACCTTCCGTCTCGCCAGCGCCGTCGAGCGCTCCGGCCGTCGCATCCCCGGCGCCCGTCTCGTCAGCCGCGACGACTACGTCCCCGGCTTCTCCGACCCCGACGCCGACCCCAACTCCCACGCCGACTCCGGCCGCTCCGAGTAACGAGCGGCCGGCTTATATCCCCGAGGCGTATTGGGACGCCGCCGCCGGCAAAGTCAAGGACGCCGAGTTCGCCGCCCACTTCAACGAATTGCAGACGCGCGTCGCCGCCGATGAATCGCGCCGGTTGACGCTCCCGGCCAAGCCGGAAGACTACAAGATCGAACTGCCGAAGGATTTCACTCTGCCGCAAGGCGTCGAGTTCAAGATCGACGCCGACAATCCGTTGTGGGCGCAAGGCCAGCAATGGGCGCAGAAAAACGGCCTGACGCAGGAAGCTTTCCAGGAAGCCATTGCCCTCGTCGCCGGCGACCGCGTCGGCACCGCCGCGCAGATCGAACAGGCGCGCAAGGCCGAGATCGGCAAGCTTGGCGCCAATGGCCCGGCGCGCGTCACCGCGATCCAGACCTGGGCGCAGGGCCTGCTCGGCCAGGAGCCCGGCGCGCGCTTCGTCTCGCGCCTGTTCACCGCCGCCGACGTCCAGATGGCCGAATCGCTGATCGCCAAGTTCACCGGCTCGGGCACGTTCAAGAGCGGCGGACGCGAGCCGCCGGAAGCGTTTGGTAAGCTGTCCGAGGAAGCCTACGGCAAGCTCAGCCTGCCGGAACGCCTCGACTACGCGCGCGCCCAAACGGCTGCGAAGCTAGGCAAGAAGGTCGCCTGACATGACCGTTTTCGTCGCCACCTTCGTCGACCAGGCCTTCGACAAGAAGTCGGCCGAGGTCACCTATATCGCGCGCATGCTGCGCAAGATGGCCGACGATGTCCAAAAGACGCAGGGGACGGTCAGCGCCGCGACCTCCGTGCTGCTTCCCAACGCGGCGGGAACGGCGAACACCGCTGTCGCTTCGTGGACCTACACGGCAAGCGCGTCCAATCCGTGATCTGAAAGGGAATTCCGATGGCCGTCTCGAACCTCATGACCCTCACGGAATACGCCAAGGGAATGGCGCCGGAGGACGTTCGCCGCCCCGTGATCGAGATGTTCACGCAGTACAGCGACGTTTTCGAGGTCATGCCCTTTGAAGGGCTCAAGGGATCGAAGTACGTCGGCTACCGCGAAGCCGCGCTGGCTACGCCGGTGTTCCGCGCCGTCAACGAGGCGTCTTCGTCCGGGCATGGCGTGATCTCGCCGTTCGACGAGGCGACCTACATCATCGACCACGACATCGACATCGACCGTGCGATCCAGGATCGCTTCGGCCCCGAGCGGCGCAATTACGAAGAGCGAATGGGTATCACCGCCTTCGCCCGCCTGTGGATCGACACCTTCGTCAAGGGCGATCAGTCGGTCAACGCGCGCGTCTTCAACGGCCTCCAGGTCCGCGCGCAGAAGTTCGGCCGGCTCTACTACAACTCGACGGCCTCCGGCGGCGCGGCCCTGTCGCTCGCCAACCTCGACACGATGCTCAACAACCTGTCGGGCAAGTCCGGCACGCGCTACCTATTCGTTCCCTTCCTGTCGCTGCCGCTGTGGATTCAGGCGGCGCGCAACCAGGCGCTGACCGGCTACGTCATGCAGACCTGGGACGAGATCGGGCGGCCGAAACTGACCTACGCAGGCATCCGGCTTCTCTACGGCTACCCCAAGGACGACCAGGTTCCCGTCCTCCAGTTCAACGAAGTCGCCTACGGCACCGGCTCGGCGGTCACGTCGTCGATCTACGGCATGACCCTCGGCGAAGGGATGTTGCGCGGCATCTACGTCCGCAACCTGACGCCCGAAGACGTCGGCCTGCTGGAAGACAGAAAAACGTATAGGACCCACATCTCTTGGGACGTCGGCCTGGTCGACGAGTTCAAGTATTGCCTGACTCGGATGACGAGTTGGACAAATGCTCCCATCGTTGCTTGAAGAAAATGCTTACTTATCAAAGACTTAGAGAATTGCTCGATTACGAGCCGCAGACCGGAAAGTTCTTCTGGAAGGTCAGGACGGCTCGTTGCGTCAAGAGAGGCGGCGCACGCGGCCTACGTTGAGAAGGCCAACGAGATTTTTGGCGAGTTCGCCCGAGCGGCATGAGAGGATACGACGATGGGTGACAGAACCTACGCAGTCGACGCCAACAACTTCCTGTCCGACGGCGCCGCCGCTCTGACGGTATCCGGTTACGCGCAGTATGGCGGCGCGGACGGCATCATCGATTGTGGCGGCAACCAGAACATCACGGTTACGCTGCCCTCGATCGCCGCCTCGTCCAGCATCACGCCGCAGCAACAGCGCATTGACGCCGCTGTGGTTATCGATGTCACCGCAATCGTCGTCACGTCGGGCTGCTACTACAAGCTGATGGTGCTGGTCTCGAACGACCCGGCTTTCGGCGCCACGAACGTCATGCTGGCCGGCGCGCTCCAGCTTGCCATCGCCGGCACCGGCGACGTCCCCAACAACTTCACCCCGCCGGCGGTCCCCGCGATCGGCGGCAACCGCTACGAGATTCTGTTCTCCAACGAGCAGAACAACGTCAAGTACGAGTACGTCAAGCTGTACGTCGTCCTTGGCGGCTCGAACGCCTCCATCACCTTCAAGGCCTTTATGGCCATCCTCCCGGCGATGCAGTAACATGGTCGAAGCGATCCAACTCAACGAGTACGTCAAGCTCTCGAACGTCGGGCCGGGGCTGGCCGCGATGGCCGACCGCGAACGTTCGATGGTCTATCTGTGGGACTGCGGTCCGACCGCGCCGAGCGCTCCCAAGCGCCCGGTTGCCCCGCGCGGCAAGGAAGGCGACCCGGAGTTTGATCTCGCAATGGTCGACTTCCGTCAGGCGCTTCTCGACTACGAGGCCGACCTGCGAACCTACGGCGCCCGCAAGGACGAGTTCGCCAAGTGGCAGACGCAGAACGGCGGCCCCTTCGAGATCAAGATGTGGTCGGTCGACGCGCGCGACGCGCTGGAGATCGATGAGCGGGTGGTCAAGGAAGGGCGCCAGCCGGCGAAGCGCTACTTCATTTCGTCGCGCACGCGCGGCTTCGAGTCGCTGCCCAACCAGGGCTTGCCTGGCGCGATGAAGCCCGGCAAGGCCCATTTCGACAATCTGAACCGCGAACGCGCGGGCGAGGCTGACCTCGATGAAGCCCGCCGCTCCGACCCGGTATTCGGCTCCAGGGAGATGCGAGCATGAACACGAAACACTGGCTCATTGGCGCCCTTACCGCCGCCGCGCTCGCCATCAGCCTGGCCGCCCCGGCCTCGGCCGGCGCAATTCTCTGCACGCCGCGCAACATGCCCGATGGCAACGCCGGGACTGTTGGCGGCACGAACTCCGCTGTCCCGTCGCAGACGCTCTACACGCTCAACTCCGAAGGTTGCGCTGCGGTTTCTAACCAGGACGTCGGCTACTTCAAGTCGCAGGGATGGTTCCCCGGCCCGAACCTGTTCTCCGTCTCGCTGGTCGGCATCACCGCGCAGACGACCGCCGCTCAGGCGCCCGTCCTTCCGGCGGGGTCCTACATCGTCGGCCTCGTCATTCAGGAAACGGCCGGACAGGCTGTGACCGGCGGATTGGACATCGGCATCGCCGGTTCGTCTGACGCGACGATTGCTTCGGCCGTGACCTGCGCGGCGAGCTGTCTCGTCCACGTCGCCGACTCGGCGATCTTGGTTCGCACCGTCGGCGCGACGACCACCGGCACGGGCGTGCCGAAGGCCTTCCCGATCTACATCAATGCCCACACCAATTGGTCGGATGCGGCAAAGGTCAACCTGACCGTTTTCTACAGCCTGTATTCCCCGACCTGAGACGAAACGATGGCGACTGTCGCACTTCAAAAGATCGACGCCAACGTTGCAATGGGGCAACAGCAGTCGATCTTTGGCCCCGTGACGGGCGCTCTCTATATCGTCGACCCGCTCGGCCGCGTTGTCGTATCGACCCTTGACTCGCCGACGCTCGTGGCCCAAGGCTGGGCATACGCCGAACTCGAATATCTGACGGGCGCCCCTAACAACGGGGTCGCAACGGTAAACTTTGGCGTGTTTCCAGGTTCCCCCAACACTCAGGTCACGATCGTCGCTGCCGACGCCTACGATCCGGCGGCGACCCTCCTGGCAGCCATCACGCCAATCGCGACCGGCGATCACTCCGCCGACGAGCACTCGGCCGACCCGCCGATGGTTTCGGCACAGGTTGTCGCCGGGAACATCGTGATCAACGCTGCGGCGAGCGGGCGCGACTGGCCGACGCCGGCCGGGACGCCGTTTGGTGGGGCCGCCAGTCAGCAGCCGATCGGGCTCCAGCAGCCGCAGCCCTACGGCGCGTGGTCGGTCGCCTGGTCCTTCAATTCGTAGGAGAGATTGATGCTCGCCATCCAAGGGTACTCCACCGGCAACGGCCTGGAAATTGAAGCCAACACGAACGCCATGCGCGTCAACGAGCGCGGCATCAACGTCGGCGCCTACGGCTCCTATTCGGCCTCGGCGGTCAACGGCACGACCGTCATGGCTGCGGGCCTTGCCGCCGCCGCCCCAATTTTTGCGCTGCGCAGCGCCGCCGCGGCCGGGCCGCTCGTGGTCATCCGGCGCGTGCGATTCGAGGCCAACGTCGGCACGACCGCTTTTGCCAACACGCCCGGCTACTTCCAGTTGTTCGTTGCTCGGGCCTTCTCGGCTTCCGACACCGGCGGCGCGGCGGCGACCCTGACCACGAACAACGCCAAGCGCCGCACCGCCTTTGGCACGACCGCGCTCCAGGACTTCCGCTATTCCCAGGCCGCGACGCTGACTGCCGGCACGCGCACGCTCGACTCGACGCCCATCGCCAGCGTAGTCACGCAGAATGTCGCGACGGCCGGCGCCCAGCTTGTCCCGCCGACTGATCTTTTGCGCTACGGTCCCGACGCATGGCCGCTGATCCTGGCCGCGAACGAAGGCATCGTCATTCAGGCGACGGTCCCGGCGACCGGCGTGTGGAACTTCTCCGTCTCGGTCGATTGGGACGAAGTTGCGGCGACCGGCACCATCTGAGGCTTGCCGAGGAACAACGCGAGAGGCGGCCGCGCGAAATCGCCGCCGCCTTTTTTGTTGGAGTGGATGATGAAAAAGCTGCTCACCACGCTCACGGTTTGGCTGTTGTCGGCCTCGCTCGCTTGCGCTCAGATTTGGTTCCCGACACCGAACTCAAGCGTGAACGCGCCAAGCTCTGTGCAGATGTGCCTCAACCCGGCCGGGACCGCGACGTGCGCCGCGGTGCCCGCCAAGACGAACTACCTCACGGGCTATGACATTGAGGCGGCCGGCGCGACTGCCGCGGCTGTGGTCAACCCGACCATCACAGGCCTTCTTGGCGGCACGCGCACGATGACGTTCGCCGCGCCGTTGGGCGCCGTCGTGGCCGCACAGCCGCTGATGCAGACCTTCAACCCGCCGCTCCAGGGGTCCGCCGTCAACACGGCGATCTCCGTGTCGATGCCCGCTCTCGGCGCTGGCGCTACGAACGCGACCGTCAACGCGCAGTGCTTCTACCAGTAGATCATTGCGTGAGCCCTGCCGTGCGGAGAAAGGTGCGGCATGGCTTACCAGTTCCCGCTCGACGAGCTTGGCATCGTCAACCGCGCCTTGTCAGCTACCGGCGACAACCAAGTCGCCCAAGCTGACGACGGTTCTGACGAGTGGAACACCTGCGACCCCGCCTATCAGGCGGGCCTAGGGTACGCTGCGGAAAGCCATAGCTGGGGATTTGCCAAGCAAGTCTTGACGCTGACCGCCAGTCCGACGGCGCCGCAAGACGTGACGTGGGACACGGCCTACCCGATCCCGAGCGATTGCGTCCACATCATCTGGATCAAGATCAACCAGGACGCACCGACGGTCAACACGCCGACGCTGACGCTGTACGACATTATGGGGACGCCGAGCGGCCCTGTCATCGTCTGCAACGCCCAAGGCGGGCCGCCGCCGCCCGCCGCGCCGCAGGTCCCTGCGACCGTCACGCTCTGCTACATCTCGAACTCAGGGGCGCTGTGCGATTCGACCAACGGCACGCCGACGCTTCTGCTCGCCCTGCAATCCTTCGTCATGTCCGGCATCTACCGCGGGCTCCACGAGGACCCTGGCGAGGCCGACAAGATGTGGATGGCCGGCGAAAAGATGCTCCAGATGGCGCGCACGCGCTACGACCAGCAGAAACCGAAGCGGCAGTTTTTCAATTCGCGCATGGCCGCCGCGCGCCGCGTCCGCCGCCCGTGGCCGCCCAACGGCCTGAACAATTGGGGCGGCAGCGGCGGACCGGGTTGATAGCCGATGGCAATCCCCAAGATCATCGGGGCGCAGCGCGACTTCTCGGGGGGAGAGCTCGACCTGTCGATGAAGCGCGCCGACGAAAACCCGATCATGAAGATTGGTTGCCGTCAGCTTTCCAATTGGCGTGTGCTGCATGGTGGAGCGGTGAAGAACCGCCCCGGCAGACGCGCGCTGTTTCCAGAAGCAGGACGGGTTGAAGAAGTCCTGATGTCGCCGGGAAACGTCTTTTATCTCGTCTTCGGCGCTGGCTATCTCAGGGTTTACAACGCGGCGGGGACGCAGGTTTTCAATTCGACCAATCTCGGCGATGGCTCTACGGCCATTCCATGGACCTCGACGACAATTCACAACGTATCGTTCGTCGCCGCCGCCGGCGCAGCTCTTGCTATATACATTGCTTTTGCTGATGGATTTCCAACAAACCCGCCACAGGTTTTGACGTGGGATGGTATATCCCAAACGTCGACATGGACACTTGCCACTTATTCCGAAACAATTACGCCATCAGGACAAAAAAGAACAATATTCGATCGTATTTCTCCGCAAGATGTAACCCTCTTGCCAAGCGCTACAACAGGGAACATTAACATTACGATGTCTTCGGCAATTCTTGTTTTAGGGATGGTTGAAACACGTCTGACATATTGCGGCAGACAAGTTGTTATTACAGGCGTCACTCTTTCCGATTTTACGACCGCAACCGCCGGCCCCTCGCAATATGGCACGGCATCTGTCGTCGAACCGCTGCCGCCGTCGCAGACCTTCACGGTGTCGACATCGCAGGGAGCAATCAACATTGGTGACGAAGTGGTCGGATCAGTAACCGGCGCTAAGGGTATTATCGTCAGCAATACAAACACGCAGCAGCTACAATTGTCTTCTTCTATTACTGGCGCCGCCCCTGTTGCTGGCGAC